GACCTATGCAGGCGGTGGCGGTGGCGGTACGAATAATGTTTCGTCGAACACGGCTGGTGCGGGTGGTTCTGGCGGTGGCGGTGCCGGGGCAGACAACTTCACCCCCGCTCCCAGCGGTGTCCCGAACACGGGTGGCGGTGGCGGTGGTGCGTCCACCGAATCGACCACTGGCGAAGTTACTGGCGGTCAAGGTGGTGCGGGGATCGTGGTGCTTAGGTATGTGGTGGCGTAATGGCTGACCCCGGATACATCGTAGATGGAGTTTTGACAGATCCTGAGTCGTGGGTCGCCTTGGGGACGGATGAGTTTGGGGCCAGCGCCACATCAGCGGTGTTCACCGACCCGTCAGACGGGAGTTCATTGGACTGGTCCCAGTTCATGGACCTTGTTCTGATCTGCTATCACCGAACCGATTATGCGAGTACGTCCGACTCGGGCAGGATTTACGTTGGCCCCCGTGGCGGCAGCACCGACACGCTCCACGCCAACTATTCGATGCAACGGCTCTACGGTTACGCAGGCAACGCCTCGGCTAACTCCAGCGCAGCCGCTTCTTACGGATTGGGCGAGTTGACCTGTTCTGCGAACAACTCGCCTGCGAATGTATTTGCTGCTGCTGTTGTCCATTTCTTCGATATCAACTCGGGCAAATACAAGTCCACTCTTGTGCAGTCCGCTATCGACGGATGGAACACGGGCGGTAGCAACACCGACAACGGTTGGATTCATATCCAAGGGAATACTTGGATGAAACAGGAACCGATAGGCAAGATCGACATACGTCCCGTCAACGGCACGAACTTCGTCCAGTATTCCCGATTCGACCTGTTCGGCATCCTCCCAAGGATGGGGCCTCCCAGTGCGACGGTGAGTCCGTAATGGCTGTGATCGAAGCACTTGGTACTTGCTATTTGGAGGCTGATGCTGCGTCGGTGACGTTCTCGTCCATCCCGCAAACCTACGAACACCTCCAACTGCGGTACACGCTGACCCTCGCTGCGACAAACAACACCTATCAGCGATTGTGGCTGGGCGACGGTTCAGCAGACACGGGAACCAACTACGCCTACCATGTGATATACGGGCATGATTCAGCGACAGGCGTACACAAGGGTACAGGAGAATCAAACGGCTTCTTCCTCGGTCAAGCGCCGGGTAATCATGATCGGGCTTGGACTGGTCCGACTATCGTGGACATTCTAGATTATGTAAACACGAACAAGAACACGACTGTGTTGGTTTCCAACTGGGATGGTGGCGACTCAACATCAACTGCCGACTATCTGCACTTTGCTTCAGGGTTGTGGGACAGCACCGCAGCGGTTGACACCATCCTCATCAACAACAGGTACGGGAACAACTTTCTGCGAGGTTCCGAGTTCACCCTGTATGGGATTCAGGAGTAGACGATGGCTGTCTGGACCCACATCGACCACACTTCCGTAACGCTGCCCGCTACGACGGTTCAGTTCGGAACGCACGGTTCGGCACCGATTTCTCAGTCCTACGACCATTTGTACCTAGTGATTTCTGGCCGCTGGTCGAATAGTGGTAGTGAACCGCACAGGCATGATGTTGTTTACAATGCGAACACAACGGACGCCGATTACTCCAACACCTATCTGGTCGCAACTTCTGCCACCCTGCAATCAGATCGAAACGACGGCAGAGATTTGGCGGCGTACTTAACAACGTCAGACTTTGAGGCTGGCACATTTGCGGCAACAACCATTTGGATTCCGAACTATTCCAATACGGTGAACTACAAGCAGATGTTCTCTCAGTCGGTGTGTCCCAACACCTCCGCTTCTAATGACGAGTGGGCGGTTCGTCTGACGGCGACGCTGTTCCATGAGAACACCGACGCTATTGACGAGATCAGGTTGGTCGCTGGCGGGGGACAGAACTTTGTTGCCCATAGTACGTTCGACTTATACGGAATCCTAGGAGCATAGTTATGGCAAGATTCAAGGTTGTAAACGGCGAGAGGATTCAACTCACCGCCGAAGAAGAAGCAGAACTGGATGCGCGGGCTGAGGCTGCCGATCTGGACATGAACCATGTGCGGGGTCAACGTGACGGCATGCTGCGTGTCTCCGACTGGACACAGTTGCCTGACGCAGCGTTGGGCGACCATACCGCTGAGGAATGGGCGACCCACAGGCAGGCTCTCAGGGATCTACCTGCGACGTACAGTCGTGTGTCTGAGGTGGTGTGGCCGGAAGATCCACCCACGGCAAAGATCACACGCAAGGTGACCGCTGGTGAGGCTGCCCGCCAATCATCCATCGATGGCGGTGGGACACCTGAGGAAGCACAGGCGGCTTACGACACGGCTTACGCTGCTGCTGACTAATGGCTATTGACTATCGCCAGTCCGGCGTCGACTATCGGAGTACCGCTTATTCCTATCAGGGGATAGAGGTTCATTCGATCACGGCGGCGATTACCGGTACGGGAACGGTAACTGCGGCGATAGTAGAAGAAGCCTTCATCACGGCGGCGATCACCGGTTCAGCCACGACCGTAACGGCCATTATCGAAACGGCTGGGTTGACAGCGGCGATTACTGGTACGGCTACTGTTGCTGCGGCGATTACTTCAGCGCAGTTCATGGAAGCAGCGGTAACGGGTACTGGTACGGCTACTGCGGCGATTGTCAGGGAGATACCAGTTGAGGCTAATGTAACTGGTGCGGCGACTGTTGCTACCGCGATTGTTAGGGAAATTCCGATTCCTTCTCCCGCTGTAGCCGCCGTGACTGTAACCGGTGCGGCTACAGTCACAGCAGAGATTACCCATAAGGTTCCGCAGCCAGAATTGACGCTTAGTGTAAATGATATTATTGGTAGTAGCAGTGCGGAAGAACAGCAGGATACTTTAACATTGTTAGTGGGGGTCTAATGGCTACATACGACGTAGGCGACCAAGTGCGGGTTACCGCTACATTTAAGACAGCGGGGACTTTGACTAATACCGCTGCTAAGACTGCTAGGCAGATGAAGCCCGATGGGACTAATAACGATATCACATCGGAGATTCAGACTGGTAGCGGTGACGGCATCTACTTTATCGATATTTCTTTAGATCAGGTCGGTACCCACACAATCAAGGTTGCTAGCACTGATGTTGTGGTTGCTTCCGAAACGATTGAGTTAGTGGTAGCGAAGTCGATCTTCGACCACTCTTAGACCACCACGGCCCGTGACTAATACTGCGGCAGAGCAGCATGGCGGCAACGTCAGCAAAGTCAAGGGCCAGAAGACCCGCGAATTGTTCCTTGAAGGACTCGCGGAGCATGGCACCATCTCCAAGGCTTGCCTGATAGCCGGTGTCACACGGTCGGCGTACGATAAGTGGCGTCAACGTATCCCTGAATTCAGCGAACGCGCTGACGCCATCAGAGAGAAGGCTCTCCGTGACGGTGGCAAAGAGGATTGGGACGGCACGTTCCAGAGTTTCCGAAGTAAGTATTTCGGTCATCTCTCCCCGTGGTTCCATATCAAAGCCATCGAAGCCTACGAGAACACGCCACCCGGTAACGTCACCCTGATCCTGTGGCCTCCTGAACACGGCAAAACTACGCTTGCCGAGGATTACTTCTGCTTCAAACTGGCTACCAACCCCGAGTTCAGGATCACTGTCGGATCTGAGGGACAGGACATGGCCCGTAAGATTCTTGGACGGATTCGTTCTCGTATGGAGCCTCAAGGCCCGTATCCCCGTTATGTAGCGAAATATGGTCCGTTCGTTCCCCAGAACCAGTCAGGGCGTAAGACTGCACAGCCGTGGGGTGCCGATTACTTTAGCGTATACAAGAAGAGCAGGCATGATGAACGCGACTATTCGATGGTTTCATTGGGTTGGCGATCCAAGATTGCTGGTACCCGAACCGATCACCTACATATTGATGATATTCAGTCAAGGGTTTCTCTCAATCTGACCGAACAGATGTTTGAGATTTTCCGGCAGGACTGGTTGACCCGTCCCGGCGAACAGGGCCGGACGAGCATCAATGGTACCCGTGTCGGTGAGGACGACTTCTACGAGCGGGTGATGGAGCAGATCGATCCAGACATCCTGAAAGTGATTAAGTTCCCGGCGATTGTCACTAATGAGAAGGGCGAGCCGGAGCCGTTGTGGCCTGAGATGTTCTCATTGGAGTCATTGGACCGTATCCGCAGGAAGGTCGGTGAGGAGGCGTGGTCCCGTAACTACATGCAGGAACCTAGTTCATCGGCTGCTGCGACCTTCGATGAGAAATCTATTCAGAAGTGTTTGAATCCGTTGAGGTCTGTGAACCATGAACCCCCTAAAGATTGTTCTGTATATATTGGTGTTGATCCCGCTCTCGGTTCTAACAATTGTGTTATTGCTGCTACACCGCATGAAGGAAAACTTAAAATACTTTTCGTTCGGGAAGACGTAGGGCTGACCCGTAACGAACAGATTCTCGGCATCGTGGAAGATGCCGTACTCCAATGCGGCAGGAATGGTAGCAGCGTGTCGGATGTCATCATCGAAGCGATGGTGTTCCAGAAGGGGCTATCCCGCGATGAGCGCCTGATCGAGATGACGCAGCGGTACGGTTTCAGGGTCAGGGAACATCTCACTGGGATGAATAAGTACGATGAAACGATTGGTGTTCCGTCGATGGCGTTGTCGTTTATGCGCGGTGAGATTGATATTCCGTATGCGGATGACCCTTCGACACGCCACCAAGCAGACCAGTTGGTACGCCAGTTGAAGGCGTGGCGTCCAATGAAGCGTGGAACGAAACTTCGTCAGGATCAGGTCATGGCGTTGTGGTTTATTTGGATTCTGTGGCGTCAACGCAAGCAGTCGTTTGATTTGGACACTTCACAGTTTAACTTCAATGGACTACCGTGGGGATCAAGTGTGCCCGCTAGACAGGTGTTTTGATGTATACCTTTGATGAGATAGTCGGAATCGTCAAACAGCGGCAGCAGAACGGATCTGTTCTACTGGAGCGCATGTTGGAAGTCAAGGAGCGGTATAACGGTGAATATGTTATACCGATTCCTTCTATGGAGGGGGAGCCTGTTCTCCCCCCGTTGACGCCTGCTCTCATTTCGGAGAACATCGACGCGGTGGCACAGCGGGCGGCATCAGTTATGCCGTTCATTGGTTGCCCTGCTGTTGACGGTTCCAAGGAGCGGGGTGTCCGGTCACGCGAGTACGCTGATATCAGGCGTAAGGCGTTGGCTGCGACATGGTACCAGTCTAAATACAAGGTAAAGATCAGGCGCGCCTACCGGCATCTGGCCGGTTATGCGACCGCATGCCTGATCGTTCACCCTGATTTCGATAAGGGCATGCCTCGTATCGATGTGCGTGACCCTCTTGGCGTATACCCGGAGCCTAAGGCTTACGAGGATGTGGACCCGCCAGCGAATGTCGGGTTTATCTATGGGAAGTCCGGCGAGTGGCTACGCAACCATTATCTGGCTGCTAGGTCAGAGAACGGTGGCCCTGTCGCCCCTGATGACAGAAGCAGTCAGGAACTTTGGGATGTGGTCGAATGGGTTGACTCGGAACACATTGTCATTGGTATAATGGGTCCGCGTTACGAACACTACAATCAGGTTTACGGGCATCACGCTGCGACTATCGAACTGTCGCGTGCGCCAAACAAGGCGGGGATGCCATGTGTCATCACCCCCGGACGAGTAACGCTAGACAGGATCGCATCTTCTATTTCTAACGTCGTCGGCATTGTCGATTTGATGTCGAAGATGATGGCTTTGGAGATCATGGCGCAGGAGAAGGCGATCTTCCCTGACCGCTACATTATTGGTCGGTCGGGTCAGGTGCCGATGATTGTCGGTGACGAGTGGAAAGACGGACGCGAGGGACAAGTAAACGTTCTGCTTGACGCTGAACAGATCGGTGAACTCCGGTCGGCACCTGATCCGTCCACCAATATTGCAATTGATCGATTGGAACGAAATGCACGGATCTCTACCGGAACAGTACCTCAAATCGGTGGTGAAACATACGGGGCTTTGCGTACCGGACGCGGCATCGACTCTCTCATGGGCGCCGCTCTGGACCCGCGTATTCAGGAAATGCAAGAGATTATGGAGGCTCACCTTCCATTTCTGAACGAATGCATCCTCGCCTCCTATAAGGGTTACTTCGGTGGTAAGAAGTTCTCCATGTTCACCGGGTACGCCGGGGACTTCGGACAGGTTGACTTCACACCGAACGAACACTTTGAAATCTTCGACAATGTAGTTTCACACTCCATCCCCGGCGCGGACATACAGGGCACTACAATCCAGTTGGGGCAGTTGCTTTCCATGAAGGGCATCAGCCTCCGCACGTTCCGCACCAAGCATCCGTTTATTGAGGATCCAGAGATGGAAGGACGCCGCGTCGATGAGGAGCAGTTGGAGGAGGCCGTTATGGCAGCCATCCAGCAGCAGGCTTTGTCCGGCCAGTTGCCGGTGGTGTATGTCTCTAAGATTGAGAAGCATCGCAAGAAGGGTTTGGATATCTTTGAGGCCATCGAAAAGGCTGACGCTGAGGTACGGGCGGAGCAGGCCGCTGTAGCCCCTGAACCCGAAATGGGTATGGCTATGGCACCTGAGCAGGCGATGGGTTTGGCGGCAGGACCGGCTGGTATGGCCCCACAGGGTCCGCCCGGTGGTCCCGGTGGCCCGCCCGGTGGAGAGTTCTCCCCTGAGGCGGCACAGCAGTTAGTCGCCGCGTTGGGTCAGGGGGTTGGCTGATGGTACGGGCACGCAAACAGCCACCGCAAACTCCCGGTTTGGAAGCCGGTGCGGCATACGGCGAGGTGAGCGACAATATTCAGGCCCAGCAGGCCATTCCATTGCCGCAAAAGCCACCTGCTGGTCAGTTGGCTTTACCTCAGCAGGCCGCTGCCCCGCCGATACAACCGCCTGCCCAACCGGGTCCGCTCCCGTTGGCGGAGGCACAGGCGTACACCCCGCAGATCACACCGCTGACAGCGCCGGGGAGGGGCATACAGCGAGGTGTACCCCGTCAGGCTCCTACCCCGAATCAGGAAGCGGCTATCTTGCTGCGCGACTGGGG